CGCATAGCTTACGCTACGCGAGGATCCTGGGGGAAGAAGTTAAAACAACTTCCCTTGCTTCCTTTGGTAACCATAGTCCACTTTATTTTACGATAAAGTCTGGATGGTTGGTGCCCTTCTCTTTACGAGGAGAAGAGGATTCGCTATAATGCTACTTCGCTCCCTTGCGGGAGACTGTCGTAGCTAACTAGCTAGTTTAGTTGGTCTTTCTTGAACATAGTCTAACTTGATACTTAGACATGCTAAAGAAGGCCAACGGTCAGAGGGGCGACCAGTTATCTGGCGTCCTGAGATTACTCTCAGAACCGCGCATTATTATTTTCCCAATATCAATCAATGAAAACAAAGAAACAAACTTATTATGTTTCTCTGCTCAAAGATTTGACTTTTGGTACTAATATGATAAGCCTCAACAGTTTTGAACTGTTGGCCACTATTAGAACATTTGGATTCAGAATTCTGAATTCTATAAATATTCGTAGTGGTGGTTACGCCTTCCGACTGAATTATATGCTGAAATTTGGCCGTTATGTGATCCATTTATGGAAACATCACGGGACCAAATACACTATTGCCTACTTAAAAGCAGGTCAGCTCGCAATCGCTAAGAAAATCGCTAACAATCCAGTTAGCTCGCTTCGAGATATTAATCCCGATTTGAGTCTACCTAGATTGGTCAATGGATTCCCTCACATCATTCCTATCTCTGATAGAAGATTGATGATGAGAAATTCATCTAGCGTTATTCGTTTCTGATTGACTTTATTCTCCGTTTACCGAATCATATCGGTTCCCGGGGAGTTCAAGACATCGACGATTACGGATAGTTTTAGTGGTGATGATGATGCTTTAGGTCGATATACTGATCTTTTCAAAGAGTTTTCTCGAAAGTGGCTTAGCGCCTCAATTAAGATTCCTCTTTTTAAAGAGTCTAATATTTCGATGTTAAGCAAATCATCTCCAACTCATACTGCTAGTTGACGTGGATTCTTCTATGATCCTTTTATGATGTCAGACATTGTCCGAACCTCATTAATAAGGTTTCTAGAAGTCTCCAATCAAACATCACTTTTGAATTGAATCAATTTTAATGTAGAAATGGGGCCTGTCTTTAAACAGTCCTCAAATCTCGAGAATGAAGGCCTTAAAAAGGAATTCATTGCTCAAACATTATCTGATCATTCAGAAGTGCCGTTTGGTCAGTTACAGACAAAGTTGGAAGCGGCTGGTAAGATGCGCGTGTTTGCGATGGTTGACTTTTGAACTCAGATCTCATTACGAGGATTGCATAATTATATTTTTGATATACTTAAGCAATTACCTAATGATGGGACCTTTGATCAAGGGGCCTCCATTAAACGAGCTGCAGCTAAATGCAAACTTAGTAACGAAAGTTACGGTTATGATTTAACTGCGGCAACTGATAGACTTCCTCTAGAACTCCAAATCGGAGTTTTGGCGAGTCTATTTAGTTGAGATTTTGCTTATAAGTGAGCAGATCTACTCGTCTTCAAACGTAAGTACTATTACCGAGTTCCAGCACCGGCTCCTGGGAAAGGGTATCAAGATACCTTATCCTTTGAGTATTCCGTTGGGCAGCCTATGGGAGCTTTAAGCTCTTGAGGTATGCTTGCACTAACTCATCATTTGATAGTTCAATTATCTTACAAACTTTCTTATCCTACCAAACCCGTTTCGTGGTTTGATGGATATGAATTGCTTGGAGATGATATTATTATCTTTGACAAGTTGGTGGCTCAGAAGTATTTAGAGTTAATGGCCCTCTTTGGGGTCCCGATTAACCTATCTAAGTCTGTAGTAGCACGGAATAATACGATTGAGTATGCCAAGGTTGTTTATCATAATGGAGTTGATGTTTCAGCTCTATCATGGAAACAATTCTTGTCTACTTCTCGTTCGGTGATGGGGAGAACAACGATGCTTGACTTCTTCCTTAAAAAGGGTTTGGGTCATAATCGTTTTCTACCATACTTGAGAGGAGTGCTGCGGGAGAGCAAATATAAACGCGGTTCATTGGCTCCGGGCCTTGTAGGATTAATGACTATGTTAGCTAAACGAGGTGTATTCACATACACTTGGTTACTAACTCGTCTTAATAATATTAAGGTCCCCCTCCAGAGTTGGTATAGTACCATTCTGTTGGGCCTCGAGACACAAGGTCTTGATTCAGTTCTCCAATCACATTATGTGAAGGGTGATACTGAATTTCCGATCAGTGCTAAGAGGGTTGCCTTGATGAATAAGAAAGAGCCCTGAATCCTCATGAGCCTTCTAGGAAAGCTTATGATGATGAAACAGAAATCTCTTTTCTCATCTTTTAACCTCGAACGTCTTGAAGAAGATACTCTTTTAGCTCTTCTCCCTAATTATCGTGATCTTGATCATGAAACTAAGGTGAATCTATATGATTTCTTCTCCATGGCAATCTTTAGTGGTCCTATTGTCAAACAAGTCAGTAAATGAAACGATCTCGAAGTGAGATCTATCAATACTGTTGATGAGGCATTAGAAGCAATAGAGTTGTTTGAGTCAATAGTGTCTCATTTTAAAACTCATCTACAACCTAAACCGGTTGTAGAAGGATTCAAAGATGATTCACCGTTGAAAATTCTAAGACATTTGGCGGACCTTCAAAAGAAGGTACCCCCCTTTGTCCGTGAATACTCACACCAGACATGGTTCGGTTAGAAGCGTGGTTTGTCACATTTGCACCAAAGCAAAGAATTGACCAGGTTAACGAAGATATCCATCAACATCTAGAAGATGCAATGATGTCCCGTGTCTGAAATGGCAGTGGGGTTTTGAAACAGCTGAAAAGCAAGATATTTTCGGGCAGAGTGGAAGGTGTGGTGAACTGGTGGGGCGTGCGCTGGTCAACCCTCTTATATAATAGTAGGTCTAGAAATAGATCTCAGACTATTTATAATGGCTCCAAGTGATGTCCCGCTTTGGGTCCACATATCGAAAGTATTGATAGAGAGATTCTATACCCTGTAAGGGGGATACAATCATCCATTTCAAACTCTGTTAATGAGTCCATAAGGGTCTGGGAAATCCGCAAGGAGGAAGCCAGAGATCCCATCAAGATTCGGAAAATGAGTCCAAGTTTTGGTCTACATGGTATATTTATATAAAATATCTATACTTAGTAATCCAACACCAGATACATCCCCTTCACCTTATTTATAAGGATCCCAAAGATAGTAATTGAAGGGAGGAGAGTGTTGTGCTTATGCGGAGACCATCGCCAATTCATTTCTGAAAGGAGATGGGGGAACCCTCGCATCCA